AGATTGTTTCCAAAATTGAGAATGCTTTTGTTGCTACTGGGCACATCCGAGCAAGAGAAGTTTATGGACGACTTAACATCTATTCAAATGGAACTGACGGAGCGGGTAACGCAATTGAGACTATTGAATTAGTAAATGTGCCTGGATCAGATAATCCATTAGGACCATTGGCTGATGAAGGACTAGGTATTGCGTTTAACACAGCAACAAACCAAGGATCCTATCATATTCCAAAATTCCAAATTTCACGACACACAAATGTTCCTGAATATAAAGTAAGTGACGATATGCCACGTCCTACAGGATCAGTATGGATGAAGACAACTGTTCCAAATATGGGAGCAAAATTTGTTATTCGTAAATGGAATAACTCAACAAAACTTTGGGATACAGTTGATGTAAATCTGTATGACACTCACGAAGAAGCATTGTTCAATTTAGATAAGCCAGGTGGCGGTGCTAATATGTTAGCAGGACAAGTATATGCAGCAACAAATGTTGCTAATGATGCAAATCCTACAGCAACTGTAAAATTTTATCGAAGAGATGGGGTTGCTCCTACAGTTATTACAGGCGCAAAAATTAATAAAGATGTTATTTCAACTGGGACACATTCATTTGAAATTCGATCAACAGATGCTGCAGTAGCAGGGTTTAGCGATTGGGCTATGGTTACACAAAACTATGATGGTGAATTTACAGATTCCAATTTAATGGCTGCGGCAATTAATGACGCAAATATTCCAAATGTAAGTGCAAGAGTAAATGTTCATAATAAAGTTGTTATTGAGCATACTTTAGGTGGAGATATTTCTTTCCGCTATGACCCAAATACAATGGGAGATAATGTTTTAGCTCAAGCTGGTTTTGTTCCATATGCTAACGGCATGGGAGCAATGAATTTGCATTGGGAGCAAGGTTACGATGAAAACTCATCAGTTCAATGGCTAAGAGGTTCACTTTGGAGTGTATTGAAATATCAAGCTGAAGACGATGAGATTATGGCAGCTACACTTGACGGAGCACTATGGTACAACTCTATTGTTGACGAAGTTGATATAATGGTTCATAATGGACATGAGTTTGTAGGTTATTTGTATGATGGAAAATCAGGTATGAGTCCTCGTCCATCACCATTTTATAATCTCGACGAACACTTACAGCCTGATGCACTAGGACCACTTGTATCTGCCTCAGCACCTGAAACACAATCTAATGGATCTCCATTACAAACAGGTGATATTTGGATTGATACTAGTGACTTAGAAAATTATCCTTTGATTCATCGCTTCCGTGGTGATAGAACAGATTTGCCTGTGAAGAATCGATGGTTTTTAATTGATACATCAGATCAAACAACTGAAGAAGGTGTTTTATTTGCTGATGCTCGTTATAACACTCGAGGAGACAACAGTGATGAGCCAGGCGATATTGCTGACATGATTTATTCAGATTATGTTGATCCTGATTCACCAGATCCAGCACTATATCCAAAAGGAATGCTTCTATTCAATTTACGACGAAGTGGTTTTAATGTAAAGCGATATGAGAAAAATTATATTGATTACGTTGATAAGAATACACGATACAATGATCAGCCTATGGGTGATGAAACAATTGGTGCATACTTCCGAGATAGATGGGTAACTGAATCTGGAAATCAAGTTGATGGATCAGGTTCCTTTGGACGAAAAGCTCAACGAAAAGTTGTTGTTCAACGACTACAGGCACTTGTAAATTCAAATGAAGAAATTCGAGATGATGAATCAAAACTGTTTAACCTAATGGCATGTCCAGGCTATTCAGAACTAATTGGCGAAATGAATACATTGAATTATGATAGAGGACTAACAGCATTTATTCTTGGCGACTCACCATTTAGGTTACCAGCCAATGCATCCGTGCTACAACGATGGGCAACAAATCAAAATTTAGCTGTGGAAGACAACGATAATGGACTAGTATCAACTGATGCTAATATTGCTGTTTATTATCCATCAGGATTTACAAGTGACAATTTTGGTAATAATGTTGTAGTGCCGGCTAGTCATATGATGCTGAGAACTATTGCTCTATCTGATCAAGTAAGTTATCCATGGTTTGCTCCAGCTGGAACACGTCGAGGTAATATTACAAACGCGACAAGTTCAGGTTATATTACAGAGGAAGGCGAATTCCGTAGTGTAGCACTTAACGAAGGTATGCGCGATACATTGTATTCAAATAATGTCAATCCAATTACATTCGTAACAGGCGCTGGATTAGTTTGTTTTGGACAGAAAACACGACAGTTGGTAGCAAGTGCTTTGGATAGAATCAACGTAGCACGATTGATTATCTATTTGAGAAGCCAACTGAGAGTTCTTGCTAAGCCTTATTTGTTTGAACCAAACGATAAGATTACACGAGATGAGATTAAACAACAAGTAGAAACTATGCTACTTGAACTTGTTGGACTTAGAGCGTTGTATGACTTCTTAGTAGTTTGCGATGAAACAAACAATACGCCGGCAAGAATTGATAGGAACGAACTGTATGTCGATATAGCTATTGAACCTGTCAAAGCAATTGAGTTTATTTACATTCCAATTAGGATTAAAAACACTGGCGAAATCGCAGGTTTATAAAAGCATAAATACATTAGTTAGGAGTCATTTAGATGTCTATAGCAACATTAGCAAAAATGACAGTCCCATTAGCAACTGGTGATTCACCATCTGCACAGGGGCTGTTGATGCCCAAACTGCAATATCGGTTTAGGGTAACATTTAATAATTTTGGAGTTTCAACTCCAACAACAGAATTGACAAAGCAAGTGATTGACGTATCTCGTCCATCAGTAAGTTTTGAACCAATCACTGTCGATGTATACAACTCTAAAATCAATCTAGCAGGTAAGCATAGCTGGGAATCAGTTACGGTTAACTTGCGTGAGGATATGAACAACGAGGTACAAAAACTTGTTGGAGAGCAATTACAGAAACAAGTAGATTTTTACGAGCAATCATCAGCAGCATCAGGTATGGATTATAAGTTTACAATGACTATTGAAATACTTGATGGCGGTAACGGTGCAAATGTTTCAAATACACTTGAAACATTTGAACTTTATGGTTGTTTTGTTGAAAGTGCAAACTACAACCAACTGAACTATGCGACTTCAGATGTCGTAACAATAGCATTAACTATCAAATTTGATAATGCTATTCAAACACCGCAAGGTACTGGTATTGGTTCAGCTATTGGTAGAACTCTCAACACCCTCGCTACTGGCGGTGGTATATAATAACCAGGGAGCAATGCTCCCTTAACGTTGAAATAATATGAGTATATTCGACGGATTTTTAGGCGATTTAGGTAGCGGAATTCTCAATCCGAAAGGAAACCTTGCAGACTTCCGCCACGCCTCACGAACTTTTGTAAAAAATCAATTTAGGTTAGCACCTAAAGTCAAATTTTTATATCATGTCTATTTTGATTTTAGCCCTGCTATGCAGCAAGTTCTATTGAGCTGGGCTGACAGGCACAAAATTGAATCTGGTATGATGGTAAAGTCTGTATCACTTCCAAACCTTACTGTTCAAATTGAAACTAAAAAGAAGTATAATAGAACAAAGCATATACAAACAGGTATTGGTTATGAACCATTAACTATGGCATTTCATGATGATAACTTAGGTATGATGACTGGAATGCTTGAGGCTTATTTTAGATATCATTACGCAGACGCTTGGGGATCATCAGATAAGTCTATAGAACAGTCATACTCAAAAGCATTTGCAAATTCAAAAGCAGTATCTAGTCCAATATCAACTCAAAAAACAGTATCAATACCAGGAGTAGGTAATGTTCCTTTTACTGATACGCAAATAGGAACACAACGAGTTCCAACAATATTAGCATTAGGCGATAATACTTATAAAGGATCAGAATCAAATAAAACTTTGCACGGCTTAAATACTAAACCAACACATCCGTTTTTTAATAAGATTACTATAAGCCAACTGTCAAGAAGAACATATACATCATTTATTATAGTTAATCCAATGATCTCTAATTGGAGTTATGGTGATATGGCATCAAATGCTAATGATGCAAATGAATTATCAGTTACATTCAATTATGAAACTGTTTGGATTACTAGAGGAAGAGTAAAATCAGGTAAAGGAATATCAGGAACAGAGCCAACAGGATTTGGCGACTTAGCGCATTATGATGCAACACCTAGCCCAAACAGCATATATGGTGGCGGGGGTACAAGTTTGGGCGGCATCGTTCGAGGTGGATTAGACATATTAAATAGCTTTACTGGTAGCGGTGGAGCAGAAAACGAGTTGTTTGATTTAGGTTCATCTAATGAAGATTTTAACTGGATGAAAGCGGCTATTGGTGGAGCTAACATACTACAAAATATTGGCGGATTGACTAAAGAAGGAATTACGGAAGAAGCAGTTGGATTACTTGGTGCTGGGTTAGAAGGATTGCAAGACAATATTGTCAGTGGAGAAAGCGGATTATCAGGAGCAGATGAATGACAGAATTTACTAGTGATTTACCAAAAAAGCATATACAGTCAAATGATCAACTTGTAGCTTACTTTGATAATATTTCTAAACAATCAGTTGAATTTGCTGTAAATGATTTTGACTCAACTGTTGGATTCTTCCTCAAAAGAGGCTTTGAAGAAATTGCTGCAAAGACTGTGGCACAAGTTTTATTAACTCGAGCAAAAGACGAACAAGTAAAAATATTTGAGCTTTTGGATAGATTAGGTGGTTTAAATAAAACCCAACTAACAGCACTTATTATTAATATTATAAATGATTCAAGAGATAAAACATCTCAACTTGGATTTAAAACAAAACCTAAAGTAACAAAACTAGAAGAGCGTAATATTGGCGATACTGTTACTAGACAAGATAGATATTCTGCTTTGGATTTTCAATCAATAACTAACACAAAAAATATTCAAATTGGATTAGTCCATAACAATAAAGTATTATTAACAACTACAGAAGACGAAGATGGGTCGGTACGCTAAGGGCAGGTATCAACCTGTAAATCCAGAAAAATATCTAGGAAATACACTTCCAACATATCGTAGCGGATGGGAACTTTCTTTTATGAAATTCTGTGATAATCATTCTTCCGTGACACAATGGTCCTCAGAACCAATACGATTACCTTATATACATCCACTATCAGGAAAAAGAACAACATATGTACCAGACTTCTTAATACAATATCAAGACAGAGAGGGCAATGTCAAGACAGAACTAATCGAAGTCAAACCTGCCAACCAAGCAATACAAGAACGAGTTGGTAGAAGCAAACGTAATCAAGCACATCTTATTATTAATCAAGCCAAATGGGCAGTAGCTAGACAATACTGCAAACAACAAGGTATGACATTTAGAGTTGTAACAGAAAATGAAATGTTTCATACTGGACGTAAATAAATAATTGAAAAGGTATATATGACTAAAAAATTAGAAGAACTTCTGAACCTACCAGAGTCTCAGGAAATTATCAAAAATGATGAAAAGGCTAAAAAGAAAAAATCTTCAAATCCATCTGGATTGAGGCCGATACCTGAAGGAACAATTAATAATACTCTTCGTAGCATTGCTGACTTTGACAAAATTGCCGAAGCATTACCAAAAGTAAAAGGCTTAGGCGATATTGCAGATCAAGAACTTGATGAGGTAGCAAAACGTAGTCTAGATGCATATGATGATCTAATGGATTTAGGTATGAATGTTGAATCACGATTTAGTTCTAGAATATTTGAAGTAGCGGGACAAATGTTAAAAACAAATCTCGATGCTAAGGTAGCAAAGCTAGATAAGAAACTAAAAATGGTTGAACTACAACTAAAGAAAGAAAAACTAGATCATGACACTAAACCTGCAGAACAAGGAGTTATTGAAGCTGAAGGATTCGTCGTAAGTGACAGAAACAGCCTCATGGAAAAACTGAAAAATATTGATAAATAGTAGAAACGAGGAATCTGAATATGAAACACTTTAACGAATATTTAATGGAAACAAAAAAGACTTACAAATTCAAACTGCGAGTAGCAGGTGAGATACCTGAAGGTTTTGATGGAAAACTAGAAGGATGTCTAAATAAATTTGAAATTGTAAAATGTCAAAAAGTCAAAACAACTCCTATTACTGAAACTCCACTGGATTTTCCACGCCTAAAAAATGTAGAAGTTACACACTTTGATGTTGAATTATCCTATCCTACCACTACACAGGTATTAGCAAATGTTGTCCTTGATGAAACTTCTGTTGATGCAAGATGCTTATGCATTAGAAATGAGTATGACCCAATGGATGAGTATATCAAAGAAGATGATCCCGACTCACCATATGAGCCACTTATTACAAATCCTGATTTTGGCGGAGAGTCAGCGCAGGATCAAGTAGGAGCTAATCGTGTAATGGATTTACTCAAAGAACTTGAAGTAGCTAGAAAAGAACGAACTGTAAATTTTTCCACAGGTGAAAGTAACTGATAAATGAAACAGAGTGATTACGCCATACATCGCCCTTTAGTTGAAGCTACAGGAAATGGAAAAGAGTTAGATAAAGTTATACAAAACATCGTTGATGATCTTCCGTCAAATCCATCTTGGGATGATATACAGAGAGGATTTGAAAAAGCATCATCTTACGAACAAACTAAATCCTCTTGGGGAGGTGGCTTTGGCAAAGGTATAACTGCTAACTATTATCATAGAATAGCTAAGAAGTTAGGCGTAGAAAAAGTATGGGCAAATGATGGAGATAGGCCTACAGTTATTTCTGCAGATGGAAGAACTGCTATGTTCTTTGATCCAAGAGATAGTGATAAAGCTATAGCACAACAACTAAATGACAAAGGTGCGCTATCACCATCAGCTAGAACAATTTATGAATTGCCTCCACCACCAGAACCAGAAGTTGAAGAACCAGAAGTTGAAGAACCAGAAGGAAAACAATCTGCAGACGGTGGACAGGCAGCAGCAAAAGTAGGTTCAGAATTTGGCAAACGGTTTGGTAAAAAAGATAAACCAGA